TCGAGCGTGGCATCCTTGTCATTGCGCGCCATGAAAAGTGTGTCGGCAGTCGGGGTTTGAGTTCGAATAGTTACAAACGCCTGTGACGTTGTTGATGCAGCGCCCTGTCCTATCATAATGCTTCCGCTTGCTCCGGGAATGAGAGAAACCCTTCCGTTTGTCCCAGCAACTAATTCAAGATCAACAACAGATGATCGTTCTATGCCTCGAATAACTGTACCGTCAATATTGATAGTGGCTCCGGTTCCTGCTCCACTCCCACTGTTTTGTAACGAGACTAGAGTGTTAGCATTCCCGCTTGATCCTATACTAGCATCATACCAGCCCGAAAGCATGCCGTTAAGATTTGTTAATGAGTACGAAGCGGACGGTGCTGTTTTGATGCCTATTCTTCCAGCGTGATCAATCATCACCGTTGAATCCCCAACCACCCCGCCGCCGTCGTTCGAAAAGATCGCCAACGTGTCAGCGGAAGCTCTGCCGAGTACGTTAAATTTGGCTCGTGCATTCTGTGCTTGTGTTGTTCCGCCCACTCCAAAAGTTTTAGCACCAAAAATAGCATAATTGGTATAAAGTGTATCACGTGCAAGAGTTCCGCTTGCTGTCCAGCCGGTATTTTGCCTTGCCGTTGCTGTCGAAATTCCGCTGCTTCCTGTCGCTGCGCTCTCAAAGTTATAAAACTGCGCTTGCAAGTTAGCGCAAAGCAAGCAGCCAATCAATAAAATCTTTTTCATGATATTCACTCCACCAAATAGGTTTTTTGCGTTTACGTTTGTCAACTGCGATATATTCGTCTGCGCCCATGTTCCACGTTGTGCGCGTATCGTTATCAATGTCTGTGCTGAATGACAAACTTGCGTGCCCACTGAGATCAGTACCAATGGCAACCGCTGCATCGGCTGCGATCAAATGATAATCATTTCCTGCTGAGTTCACGAAAGTCAAAGATGTGCTATTAATTGAATTCGCACCAGGCGCATCGCTCGATAGACTGCTTAAATTATAATCGCTTGACGTAAAAGTACCAGAAAATCCGTCATTGCCAGCCTGCACAATATTGTTGATCGCAACGACGGTCACGCTGGCCTGCACAATCCCCCTGTACGTCGTCACGATAGTGTTATTAAAAACATAGTGATTTCCCCCAAATCCGCTAATATCAATTACATCTACAAGATTACCCGAATAAAAAACGTTGTTCCAAATTTTGACAGTTCTCGTCCCCTGGCCTATGTTTATACCTTCAATAGTGTTAGTGGTGTGCGTTCCGATTTTTATTATGCAATCGGAAATCCGAACTTCACCGGTGGTGAATGCACTTCTTATGTTAATTGCGCTACCTGCGCCGTTTAGCTTTTCTATCTGCATGCCCTCAAAGCGAAATCCCACAACTCCACTTGTTGTAGTTCCGTCTAAAAAAACGCTCGCCGTGTTTTCAATTTTATAACAGGCGGAAGTAAGTACTCCAGAATGTCTCATACTTCTGCCGACTTCAGAAGCAAGATAAGGCGTAAAAAACCTAACGTAATAAGTAGCATTGATTGTCCACCCCGCCCAACTGACAGCCGCCACGTCAACTCCAGGATAAAACGCTACATTCCATATCTCAGTAGCAGTAACGATATTCCTGTTACCGCCGTCGAAATTTTCCACGGCATCGTCAATCCCCGTGTTTTCTACACCCGCTTCCATGTTCGCCCAGCTTATATAAGCCCTGAAAATATCCCAATCCTCATCCCCAGCCACCGCCGTCGGCGCCGCCCCCGCAGCATTTTTCACGGTGTACTCCGTTCCCGAAGTCCGGCCATGAATGAACGCAATGGCATCAATGGAGCCATTGCCGTCCGAATCATACTGAATGGCATCTCCGACACCGATACTATCCGGCTGCGAAACGCTGAAAGTGGCCGTCGTACCTGAAATCGTGAGCGTGCCCGTGCTCGTTCCTATTGCCGATGTCACGCCAGGCTGAAGACTTCTATAAATATTTGTTTGCGCCAACAAAGCTCCAGGTAACAGTAGCGCGATTAAAATCTTTTTCATCGTGTCCTCGAAAATCCCAGCATGAACCCGATTAAATCGAGATTGCCGCTTGCGGTATCGCTGCCGTTGCCACCCGCACGAATAAACATTCCATCCATCCAACGCGCGCCGCCGGGGCTTTTAGATGCGCCTGCATCAAGAGTTTTCCGTGCGTTTCTAATATCCCCGCTTGCCGATGGAGCACTAATTGTCAAGCTTGTGTTGTTGGTATATGTCAAGCTATTATCAAGCGCTGCATCGTTAGCTGTAAATTCCCACAAAAAGCTTGTGACGTAATTCCCGCTTGAAGCGTTAGCCCTGAAAATTGGAACAAAATACTCAAGCGAATCAACAAAATCTGGCAAGGCCAGTGAGAAAAGCAAGGTGTCGCTATTAGTATCGTCAAAACTCCAGTATTGGATATTTCGCCGCGAGCTAAGATTGTCAAGCGGTACGCCGCCCGTAGCAGTTGAATCGAATGAGCCAAATATATCGACTTCAATCGTATCGCCAATCAATGCTGCCGCGCTGGCCGAAATAGTTATGCTGCCTGCGCCGTTAGAAATCGAAATACCTGAGCCTTCCGTAAGCGTCGCCGCTGTTGGATTGTTTCCAGTGTTACCAATAAGCAATTGACCATTTGTCGGCGCGGCTGTCGAAGTCAATAGCCCGCTTACTCCGCTAAATAGAAATGATCTTTGCGTTAGAGCCGATAAAGTTAGATTGACGAACGTCGGCGAAGATGTAGTATTTATACTTTGCGGAGTTGAAAGCGTTATGCTACCGGAATCCGGCGTAACGACTACTTGATCTGCCGTTCCCGTAATGCTCGCGGCCACCGGCGCGGCTCCGGTCGCACCAATAAGCAACTGGCCGTCCGTAAGGGCAGACGCTTCACTCATGACACCGGCAGAGGTATTTTGCAGAATGCGATAAGCCGTTCCCGTCGCCGTCTTGCTTCTATCAATAGCAGCACTTGCGCTAATATAGGTATTAGTAATGCCGCCCGTTGCAAGCTCAATATTGGCCTCACGTGTCGGTGATTCTGTGATCGTGAAACGCGAAGAAAAGTCAAGCGTCGCAATATTTATCTTATCGCTTGCATCGTTATTTTGAACCTTCAATCCCGTTGTAGTCGTAACCGTAACCGGCTGCAACGCTTCAAGCGTTCCCGTACTTGTATTTGGCACAGTAATACATCCGCCACCGGATTGATTGTAGCCCGCGATATTGCCTTCGATGCAAGCGGTTGCGCGCCGAGGCAAAACAATCGTAACGACGCCGGTTGCATCGGTCAAATATGTCTGAGGCCCGTAGACTACAAGCACGCCGTTTTTCGTTACTTTCGAAACAACGAACCGGCTATTTGGTATCGGGTTGCCGTTCTGGTTGTAGACCGTACCCGTAAGAGTACAAAGCGAATCAGCCGGCAATTGCGCGAAGCTTATGCCTGCCATTGAAAGCAAGGCAATGATGATATATTTTTTCATTGGACACATGCCAGTTCAAAGCGAAACGTTCTCGCGCCGCCCGCTAAATCTCTCATGTAAAAGACGAATGCGACACCAAAAAAACCCGGGGCAAATTCACCCGTAAGATTAAATCGCTTTACTTGTCCATCGCCAGGGTTGTCAACAGTCGTATTCGCCAATGTCCCGACCGTGAGGAAATCAATGCTATCGTTTTTCACGATTGAGCCATAACGATCAAGCGGGAAAGCTACAATATCCAAGCTGTCCGCATCGTCTCCATCGGTCAATTGCACGTAGAGCGCAATACTTCCGGTGTTGGTTATGCGCGCCGGCAATAGGTTTGTAGACGAATTAAACCTTGTCGTATTCGGTGAAGGCCAAATGCCTGAAGCTGGCGGCAATGAAAAGTTTATCGTGTCGCTGGTATTGGCTGCAAAGGTTGCTGAAACCGTATTGGCTGCAATTTCAGTATAACCCAATTTCACCGGATACTGTGCCGATGCCACACCGGCAAGGAACAAAACAAAAAACAAAATGCGTTTCATGGTAACCTCTATTTCTGTTCTAAGAATTTCAAGGGGACATCATGCCGATATGCGCCTTGTAATAGGCGCGGTGAATATTCGTCTTGATTAAGCACAAGTGAAGAGAAGTAATTGCGCCGCCAGCCTAAAGCATATCCCTTGTTATACCGATAACTTATTTCCGCTGCACTCAAAACATCTTTTCTAATTTCAAGATCATCAATAATTCCGCTGCATGAAGTCGAGCCGCCAGAACCGCCGATATAAATAGCGCTTCCCGTTCTAACTGGTACCCACAACGAATTTGTACTTGTCTCAAGCAAAGAACCATTGAAATAAAGTTTTAAGCTATTGGTTCCGGTCAAATCCCAAGTTACGGCAATATGATAAAACGTTCCGGCTGTATATGCTATGGTATCGGTGCATGAAATTATGTCACTATCAAGCATGTTTAATTCAGCCGTCAAGACTTGACTTGTGTCAATGTATATTTCAAGCAAGTATGTCGCCACTGATGCGGCAGTGATATAAAGCAAGTGCCTGCCCTGCGCGTTTGTTGTACTGCTGAATTTTGGTGAATACCAAAAACATACCGAACCAGTCCGCGCCATGTCTGGTAAAACTCCGCTTGTGCTTGCTGAAATAACGTCAACATTTCGCGTTACCGCTGCCGCCGTTGTTTGGATATATGACGATGCGTGCGAAATAGCTGCACCAACTTCTAATTGTGCGCCCCAGAGATAATAATTTTGCCCGGATGTATTGAATTCTATTTTAACGCCCCAATTAGCTGTAATCGAGCCAGCGGAAGCATACGCAACAGAAAACCGCTGCCACGAATGCGCGATTGATATAGCTTGCGATGCTAACGTTGCGCCAGTATCTACTCTATAGATGTATAAAGTTGCCGCTTGTACGGCATCCTCTGCGGTCATTAAATAGATGGAAAAGACAGCGCTATCAGTACTAATGTTAGTGGCTGTGTCTTGCGCAATGGTTCCAGTCGCCGCGCTCGGCTCAAGCAAGTCTGATGTATTCCCGCCGGCAGGGTCAAGCACATGAGTAGTATTGTCATCTGTTATGCTGCAATCTGTTTTAGTCCAGGCGGCATTGTCAAACTGTTCTGAGTATGTCAGAATATTGGTTGCTGCATTTTCAGATAAAATGCCAAGTCCATATTTTCCCGTTTCATAACGCGCTGTGTTCGTCGCTACTGAAGTCACAAGGCCTGTCGATGGGTTGGTATAGTTTGCTGTTGTGGCGCGAGTTACCGTTATATCATTTCTATCATTGCTTAAACCGCTGCCTTCGAAATCCCAATATCCGCCAAGATCACGATCAAACCAAAACGATAAGCTTTGCCCGCTTCTGGCATAGTTCCAAAACTTTTCAAGCTGAGCCTCAATCGTCCCTGACATGCGCTGCTTTTCAATCTCAAGCGCTTCGCTGTTGGAAAAGTAGAGCGTTTCAACCTTGCCGTTGACAGCATTGGCGCGTTGAATAACAGCGTTGTTGCTGTGTTCGTAGCGGTTTAAACAACGATCAAAGTCAATATTGACGCTGTTATATGTTATTCTTGGAAGTCCCATGACTAAGCCGCCTTAACAAACCAAATTCCGGTAAATGCAACAGTTGGTATTTCGCTGCCAGTTGCAGTTGTACTAATCCAGTCAACTTTTGCCTTGTCTATAATATATGAATCTGCAAAAACATCTGCATTGGCATATACATAAAGAGCAACTGTAAATGTTTCGTCTGATTGTGGATTGAAATAAATATATGGTTTATAATCATATTGTATAATGGCAGGCGAACTATCGAGCAAGCTTAATTTTAAATTAATAATTTCGCTTGTGCTTCCTGAACCATAGTTCGGTTGAGTAACCTCTATAAAAAAAATGTACAGATCGGCTTCATATTGAGAAGTTGAATTATCATAATAAGCGTCTGCCGCTTCTGTCGTGGCTGTTTCATCAGCGCTAACTGAAAGAGTTGTATCATCAATGCTGCCCTCAGCAACTTTATTAATATCATAAAAACCAACCGCTCCGCCAGCCGCAGTACCAGCAAAGCCAGGTATATCGAAAACTCTAAGAGTATGCTGAAACGATCCATTTAAAAAATCAAAGCTTTGTCCTACAAGTAATGATTTTACCGCAGTCCACCCACGCGATCCAGTTTTAACATTTGGCAAATTTGAAAGGGTTATGGTTACATTATCACCCGTCTCAAGTAATGCCGTTTGATGGTTAGAACTTATATTTACAATAGTGGATAAGTCCAAAAAGTTTGTCATTCTATATTTTGCCCATGCTTCGAATAACGTTAAATCAGCACCATCCACAGAATCAAGACTATAATAATATACTGCTAATTCATTGGTTAAGTTTGGATAAGATGCCAAAGTATCCGCGCCATATGTTCCAATAGAATAGGTATCGCTAAACTCTCCTGTTGCATGATTATATTCGTAACTAATTAATTGAGAGCTTGATAATTCTTTAAAATCGGAGTGCCTGATAGAGTTTATAGATTCGATGTTCTCGCTATCAAAAGTATCATCCGCTGAGTAATTTTCATAAAAATCCAAAAAATCATTACTACCAACATCAATTTTACCGTCACGTATCATTAAAAATAGTCCGTAAGGCTTAAATAGATTTGTTTGAATATGATCAAGAAAATTTACAGCTTCGCCAGAAAAATAAAACCTGCATTGTGCTGGATGATACTCTATATAATTAAAAAGCTTCCATCCTAATCGCTCTATATTTTGAACTGCAATTTCTGAATCTGTTAACCCTATATTCAAAAATGATGTTCCTCCAAAGCTAAAATTGACATTACTATCAAAATCATATTTACCATTTGTCCCAGATGTTGTTGCCATAGATATATGAAGAAATATACGAAGCGGATCACATGAAAACCCAAGCCCTTGCATTACAACAGAGCCAGAATCATGACTTGACGGTGAAGATGTCCCGCCAATTGGCCTGGTTAAATCTGTTACTTCATTTGAACCAGCTAAAGTCTCGTACTTTATAATTTCTGAATTGATTTTTACAACGGTATAAATTCTATCGTCTAAATTGTTGGTTAAATCCGTAGGTTCATAAAAATTTGAATCACTAATTACAAAAAAAGATGTACCGGCAGACGCTAAAGCCCCGTCTAAAGTAGTATTCAAACCAGGATAGTTTGCGATACCAATATTTTTATTAAGTAATTCCAATAACCCATCTCTACATTCAATATCATAAGTCAATAAATCAGCATTCAAATAATAATCAATTACCTTCGCCCCTGCAACTGTAAGGTTAGCAAAATCGGCATAGTTAATCTCTTGAAATCCGAGTTTTATTGTTACGGTTGAACCAAGAACGGCCTCACTATTCAAAAAAGATGTTACTTCAGCATTAAAATCTACAATCGAAATGACGTATGTTCCGCTAATATATGAAGGCGTGAAAATATCAAGTTCGCCCTGATTGAAACGAACATTCTTTAAATACTTTTTATACGTCACTCCCATAGGCGGAGATAGAATATCCGCAAAAACGTCACTAACAAACTTCGTGTTAATGCCGCTAAATTCAACAGCAAACACTGGCTTTTTGTAAGCAAGCGCATTATAGGTATTATAGCTCGATGATGCAGTTCTCATAATGTGCTCGATGATACCAGGCGCTCACCGCGTCTGACTTGACGATTTATTTCAGGCATTATTCTGTTCCGCAGAGTAATGGGATCAAGAAAACTTATATTCGGCAAGTTTAGATTGACTGTTACATTGCCGCTGGTTGACAATCCAGCATCTTGCATAACTCTCGCTCGATCCCTTGCCCGATTCGGAGAAAGTGGTACAATCGCCTCTGGCTGCGATCCTTCTCCTGTAGCGACGAGAGTAGGTCTCCGTACAATCATTCCGCTTTGTGCATGAGGTATATCTCGCGGAATAACGCCGCCACGCTTAAAACCGAATAATTGAGAAAACAATGATGCACCTTCAGATGTCCCGCCTGTAGCAGAAAATAATGCAGCCCTTAAAATTGTAGTAGCTATTACTTCGCCAAGTCCTTTTATTTTATCTTCAACCGTTCCGGCACCAAATGCAATTTGCTGAAATGCGCTCACAGCAGTTTGAGCCATATAGTTATATTGTTGAGCAAGCTCACGTGCCTTTTCTTCTTGTTTCTGTAATGCGTCGGCTGCTTCTTCTTCTGCCTGCTGCCGTTCAAGCGATTGTATCGTATTCAATACTTCATTTCGTGTTTGCAATTCATCATTTAAGGCACGCGCAGTTTCGCGCTCTGACTCACGTTCTAACTCTCTAAGCGCCTTCAGTGCGTTTGTTGCTTCGTTGATTGCACGCGCTTCGTCTCTTGCTGCTTGTGCAGCTATTTCAGCCTTGCGCTGTGCCGCTGCTTGCGATTTCTCACGCTCAATCTTTTCTTCTTTTAGTTGATCGAGTACACGTTCGGATATTTTAAGCCACTTTTCCTCGGCAGGCGTGCGGGTATTTTTGAATTTTTCGTAAAGCGCAATCGCATTTTTTATCTTCTCATTATTCAGTTGTTGCGCTGTCGCCGCAACTTGCGTTAAATCAAGAAACCTATTGATAAACGGTAAAATAACTTGCGCCGCTTCCTCGTAGCGCTTTTTAAAGTTTTCTATTGCAATGAGAAACTTCTGCGATTCGACATTGGTTAGTTTGGTCTTTTCGGCAACGGCAGTAAGTGAGCGAACGCCCGCACCTCCCGCCAATAATAGTCCACTTGTAATTTTAGCAACAGTTTTTGTTAATTCTCTGCCGGAAATATTAGAACGTCGAAAGCCTTCATCAATTTCTCGATTTGAAGCATTCGCTTGCCTGCTTAATTCTTTTACGCGCTGAATAAGGCTGATCAGCCTGGCCTTTAAATCTTCCAGGCCTTTGCTGGCATTGCCGGTGACTTCAACGGGTATGTTTATTGCCATGTTGCTGTGCTTCTAATTGCTGAAATTCGCTGACTTCGTTTTGAATGTGCGCGAGATATTGCAACAGCCTGCGCATGTCATTTGCATTACTCACGCCAAAGCTTTTTATTGCCACTTCGGCAAGATGATTCTCTTTTATAAAAGGTGATGAAACAAGATTCCATACTTTGATAATTTCAAACTCAACAGCCGAGAGTTTGGGGTAGAAATCAAAAGGGCAAAAATTGCAAGAGGTAGTTACGCCGCGACTTTGCTTGCATTCTGCGCACCGTTCGGCGCTGGCGTCGGGATAGAGGTATCCCCAGCGAACGGCCTGCGCAAGTTTTTTAGGATGTTCTCATCAGTTTCGAAAGCCTTGTGGTCTGTTGATATTTGCAGCATCCACTCAAGCCTGATCTTGCCTTCGCGAGTATGAAAAAAGGCAGACTTCATTTCATCATTGCATGGAATAGGCTGACCGTCTTTCCCATTTACACCCTTCCAATCAAGCAAAATATGCTTTAGAATTTTCTCATCATTATTTATTGCGCGAACCGTTTCCATATCAGTATAGCGCAACAAATAACTTTCATCTTGTGCTTGAGTATGAAACTCAAACCACATTTGATCATCTTTAGGATTGAACAAATTCATGCTGCCCTCACAGAAGATTAAGTATCGTAAGCCGTCGAAACATCATCCGTCAAAACATGCCGCAGAATATTCGTAATGCCAGTCATGCCATTAGGTGCACTCTGCGCTTGCAAAGCACGAAGTACGATTGTTTCTGGAATACGCCCGGGATTAGCAGCGTCAACTGTCGTACTGATAACTCGCAAAGCAGGGAATGACCATACTGAACCGTAATTTCCGCCACTGATTGACGGGCCGGCTAAGGTCAAATCAAGCTTTTTAAAATCTTCGCCGGTTGTATCGACAATATATGTTGTGGCTGAATGCTCGTTGAAAGTCATGGTGATTTGACAATCAATGAACCCGCCTTCTTCCGGCATAGCTGTTAGCCATTCGTTTGTAGTTCCGCCCCTTGCGCAAAATTCTGCGCTAATATCACGATTGAAAACAATCTCCATGCTTGATGGGCAAACGGCATCACCGGATGCAAGGGCGTCTCCCGATTGATCGTTTATTCTCACCGTCGTATTGCCGAATGGAATCCATAGGGCCTCAGTTCTTGCCGTAACTGAAGACATGCTTGAATTGGTTTGGCCAGATACAAGCACATTATCACCAATGCCGCGAATTTCGAATTGCCAGTGGCCGCCGGCTGCACCCGAAAGCGTGAACCCCGTTGGTCTGAAGCTCGGTATCTCATGGACTGTCGTAAAGTTTGCCAGCAAGGTATAAAACAGATTAGGCTCTGCCTGCACGTCCATTGTGTGAGTATAAGGTGACGCGCCTCCGGTCAAAGCATCATCGCCGATAATGGCACAAATCAAATTCCAATGCGTATTAGCCCAGCGAAGCGTACCGTTTAATACTGGATTAACCAAACGATTGCCCGCGTCGATATATTGCGGGTAGGTTTGCCCAAGCGCTTCATCGAGCAATGGTTCGGGATTGGGAACCATGCCGGTGATCGAGTTGAGCAAAATTCCAGCACCGGCATTGTCGGCATCAACGGCACTTCCCCAAGTTGATGCCTTCGCGAGCGATACTACAACATCTTTACCTCTCATAAAATTGCCCTATTTTAAGCGCAAGATTCAGGCTCTTCAACCACTAACCCAATCCTTGCGAAATGACAAAGCACTCCGGCAAACATTCTGCCGTCTGATGGGTATTCTATAAGCTGTGCCGTTCCGGTCAGGTATGCCGTCCCGGCCACGACTTCACTATTTTCATTTAAAGCGTCCATCACATCATCGACAAGCTGCTGATGCGTCTTTTCGCTGGTTGCTGAATCATCTATCTGATAGTAGCTATGGACTTCAAAGTTATGTGACCTTGTAAAGACTTCCCCGAGTTGATCGACAGAAGGTGCAGCTGTTCGTGTCAACATCCATGTCTGCAATACTTCATTATCAACAAACAACTCACCACGGTTTTCAATACTTGACGAATAGCGGAGATATTCATAGACGTTTGCAGTCCCTGTAACGGCTTCAATGGTATCTTGTAACGCTTCTACTATTGTCGTATAACTCATCCGCTTACCCGCTTCTCAAATCTTCTTATGCCGCGCGTAACTATACGTATGACTTCATTTCGTTTTTTATTTTCTGCATCTCGAAACATAAACGCGCCGCGATAACCGACTTTCCCAATTTTGCGACGGACTAAAAAAGTAGCTGATTTCAGCTTGTCTCTTGCAGGTCTCAATTTCCGTTTCACCCACAACTCAATCGGTTCATGCGGCGGCATTTTCCCGGGTAAGCGCCCAACTTCTCGAATGTCCGCATATTTTTGTGACGGGCCGCGAACCGCAACCTCTCCCTTGCGGTTCGTTATCATTCGTCTTGCAATCCCGGCCCGTAATGTTCCAGTGACTCCAACAGGTGTTTGTGTTCTAACTTCTCTTTGTAATACAATAAGCGATTCCTGAATAGCTCGCCGTACTTCTTCGTCGAATATTTTGACAAAATCCAAATTAGTTTGGTTTGTTACTCTAATATCAAGCTTGATCATTGATACCTTGTGCTAAAAGGATATTTCCTTCCAAATCTATCCTTCAAATCAAGATCGACAAACATTGCAGCGGCTTTTACTTTTACTTCATCGCCTGCGCCCACGCGCGACAGATAGTCTTCCATGAATTTGTCTGCAACCGTCTGCCACTTGTCGGTGTGAGTTGAATAGTCAACCGCATCAGCGGCAAAGGTGGAATCAGTATGTTGCGCAAATCTCGCCGCTAATGACCTTGCAGTCAGGGCGCAACACAAGAGCACGAATGCCCAGTATTGCTTTGATGGGATAGTGTCCTGTGAATCGGTATGAATATGAATACCTGTATGTTTGATCGTAAAGTAATCGCTTGTTCCAGGCGTCGATGATAAAAAACGGATATGCGGCTTTTTTCTTACTACTGGCGTCGATGAATACGTTGCTGCTGCGGCATTTTTTATTGTCAATACTCCGGTTGTCGTATTGCCGTTTGCAGATGCCCAGTTTGTTTCTCCACTTGATGCCGTATTTTTGATTTCGATAATATCACCGACGCGATAATATCCGGCATTTGCCACCGTTGAAAATGTTACTGATGTATCTGTTGCTGTGACTGTACTAACGCCTCTTGTTGTTTCGTCAACGTCTTCAATGACAAGGATGTCATTCAAATCAAAATCACCGAGACCTTGCCCGATATTGGAATCATATACAGCTTTGATAACACTATCATGCGCAAGCCACGTCGAAGGCAATTCACGGTTGTACTCGCCATTTCCCACGTATTCGGTAGTAACAACACGCGGCACTTTGGAAGAAAATTCAGGCAATGCACCTTGTGAGAGAATATCCATAATTGTCGAACTGGCAATCAATTCAGTGTCATCGCCATAAATCGACAATTCCTTTTGCACAAGTGCAACCGTGTCGCCCAATAAAGCCATTAGCTCACCTTGCCGCTTTCAAGATCAACCAAGTATTTTCTGCCATCATTTGAAACAACATGGCAGGGGTTGCCTTCAATGAAACTTAAAATATGGGCCTCTTTGAATTCTGCCCATGCCGCCATCTTGGCTTGCAATTCCGGTTTTGCCGTTTCAATAGCAAGATTTAAAACGACACGAGGGCTTTCATTGTGCCCTTTGCCTGGCCGTGCAGCCGTCTTGCACATTTCAGCATCATTAATAAAGCCGGAGATATGATCTCCAACTTTCCTGAATTGCATGCTCTGCACTTGCGCCTTGCGATACTCTGCAATCAATTCAACGCATCGTTGTTTTGCGCTTTTAGCCGGAATCAAAATCTCCGGCTTTATCTGCGCCACGATTTCCGGTTGCTCTGGCGGTTGTTCTACTGCAACATCTTCAACGGCTTCATCAGCAACCGACAGCTTCTTTCTCGCCATGTATCACCTCAGCTAATTCAAGATCGTGTCCATTCTCAGGCAATGCGGGCTTGCCGTTTTCTTTCTCTACTATCCCTGCCCATTGCGGCAAGATAGCATAAGGATAAGACGATTGTTTCTTTTTTGCACGCGCCGTCAAATTCATGCCGTCTTCTGTTTCAATGACTTCGATTTCGTCAAGCGCCTCAATGCGCATCAAAAGACGTTTCAAACCGTGCTTGGTGAAACCTATTTTATGAAACTCTTCAGGCTCATACGTTTGATGCCCACCGTATATCTGCCAATAGGCATATTGCGAAACATAGTCTTCATCGGCATCGGCTCGGATAACTTCACGCGCCGCAAATGCAAGATTCGGAACATTGACAATCAACTCTCCACCGATTTTTAAAATGCGCGTCCATTCCTTCAATACTTGAGGTGCTTCGATCATATTAAAATGTTCAAGGACGTGGCGAGCATGTACTGCATCATACGTTTCATGCTCTTGCGGGATAGCGCGCAAGTCACAAAGAATATCCGGCTTGACTTTAGCCTTGCCGTCAATTCGTACAACCTTAACGTCCTTACCAAAATACGGGCTATCGTGTCCTGCGCCCAAGTCCGCAACAACTTTACCCGGCTCAAGATATTTCCAATGCTCACGCTTTTTAAATTGCGGCATGTCTTCAGTTAGACCATAACGAATTCCAGTTTCACGATCTTGATGGTCACATTGCACGGCAGTATCACAATAAAGCTTGAATCCCGCTGCACGCGCCTTCGTGAAAAAATACAAATCCTCTGTAGCTAAATTTGCCGGGGCAGATTTTTCATCATATGCCCAATCACACGAGAACCAGGGCGGTTCTATTTTGCGCAGTACATCAGTATGAATGAGAAGGCAATCACAACCCGCCCAATCAACTTCAAAAAATTCTCCATATGTCCAGTCTTCATGAGGGCCTCGCATTATACCATTCCACAAATACGGCTGCTTGGGATGATATTTTGTCCAATATACTCCTGTACAAAGATGTTTGCGGTGCCGCCAAAGATTTTCAAATGTGCGATTAGGCGCAAGAACATCATCACTTAGAAAAAGCAAATAATCGGCATTCATACCAAGCGCTTGTGCTGCAATGTTATTTCGTGCTTCATCAACTCTCTTGCCATTTACTCTCAGCCTGGCTACTGCCGTGCCAAGCGGGAAAGTTAGACCCATGTAGTAGTCTGTCCATTCCCACGACATGGGTCTATTCTGAAGCGTTGGCGTACCGATCACCACTAACGGATTAACCTTATACAACTCAGCCATGTGACATTCGCTCCCTTTTAATGCGTTAGATAGGCCGGTAATTAAAACGAAATTGACCTGCAACCAGAACCGTTCCGGCAGAATGCGCGCCGCCAACGGTATTCTGAGAAGCATAAACTACATCGCCCGCCGCAAGCACTGGCGTAGACAAGCTTGAGTTTGATACCAGCGTAAAAGCACGCTGAGTATTGCTTGCCAAGCTCGCCGTCAAGCTAAGGCTGGCCAGCACCGTCGTGCCGGTTGCATCTGCGCCGCCATTGATAAGTTTCAGGTCGCGATAACTCGAAGCGTTTGCCGCTGCGCTGTCAGCGCCGTGCGGCTCCCAATAAGCGCCGACAATAGTACAAGCCTGCGGTGCGCGCCATTTCGTGGCAACGGCAGCGCCGCCATACGTAGCGTTTGCGCCGTCGCTTGCGACCGATGCGTGAGAGATAACCGCGCCAGCAAGCGATCCGCTGGGGATGTCTCCCAATTCCATGATTGCCATTGTATAAACTCCAATGTTGATTTATTGCTTCAGTGATTTATTGCACGGACTTATACATGCCGCGATGATCGAGCGCCTTCACGCCGTAGATGAAACGTCCTTTGAAAGTCAACTTATCGGCGGTGAAGTTGCTGCCGATATTCGGTTGATCCTGCAAAAGAATTTCAGGCTCTTGCCGTCCATTCAAAAATGATACTTCAATGGTTGGCATGGTGTTGGGGTCTGCCACGATACACCAATCAGTTGCGTCCGTCCAGTAAGCAACCGGCGGAACCAACGTCAAGCCAAACGACAAGAACCAGTTGTTTTGCGTTTCCAGACGCGACGTGCCCGTAGTCTGAGACATTGCCGAACGTGCAAGCTCCCAAGTGATTTGTTCGAGTTCATTCGGGATAACCACAAGCTTCGGCTGAATGAATCCGCCCAAAGTCTCGCTCGAAGAAAGCTCAGTTTGGTCACGCATGGCCAAAATACCAGCGGCCAAGCCAGCGGAACCCATCGCCGTAGAGCCGAGGTTGCCATGATCTGCGTGGAAAAGCGCGGTGCCGTCGCCCATCGTTGGGTTAGTGCGGAAAACATCAAACACGGTCTTATACAAGCCACGCGCCGCACTAAAGGCAATCATCTGCGGGATTCGACGAAGCGCACCAAGATCATCATTCATTGCCGATTCCATCGAATAAGAAAACAGATTGCCTTTCTTTGCAACGGCAAACGTTTCCTCTTCATCTCCAGGCAATGTAATCTCTTGGTAGGTGCCAAGTTCGGCAACATCAGCCAGGTCAGCAAGGCCACCAACACGCACGCGCCGCATAGTACGGAAATCCGGCGCGCTTGTAATATGAGGCCCAACGACCATACGCCACGTTTGCCAATCAGCATTTTGCTGGTAGTAAGCAATCAATGCGCGGCGTACAGAATCGCCGAACACTTCCGCCCACGTAGTAGTAGCGAGTGCAGCTTCACGCAAGCGAGACTCACGCAGCATTGACCGCCAGCGCTCTTGTGGCAGCGTCAAGGGCTTGGGCGTAAGCGAATGCGCCAAGTCGTTCATGATTGCTTCAGCCATATTCGCCGGGGCATCATAAGCGCCATTCATGGCCGCAAACGATTCCCGCAGTGAATAGAAGGGCGTAACATCATTCACCTTCTGGCCGAGCAACGCGCCGGTCATGGCGTCACTCCACTTGTCCTCTTGATCTTTGTTGACTTTCACTTTTTCCTCTTGTCCGGCCACAATCATGCCGCTTTCTTTCAGCGCAGCAACCGTTTTCTGGCGGCGCTCAATAATGCGGTTGATTTCGGCTTCGGCCAGAATGCGCTCATAATGCTCCGCAACGATTTCATCCTGCATAGCTTGCGGCAATCCGGACTCTTTAACTTTGCCGGCCAGCATTTCGCGCGATTGCAAAAGGCTGTTGGCCTGCGTATTGCGCTCCTTCAGAGTTTTTTCAACGATGGATTCAACACGCTTTGCAATCACACTTTCAACGTCTTGCAGAGTTAGCGGCGCAACTTTCTGTTTGCCGTTATCTTCTGCCTTCTCTTTCGCCAATGTGCCCAAAGCTTCCTTGACTTCTTTCATGTCAAGAATAGCCTCGAGTGCTTTGGCGCGCTCTTCCTCCGGCATGGCATCGGTGATTGACTCAACAATATGCGGTGCCGTCTGCCGGAGAAGAGCCAACAGTTTTTCGTACATTACACTCTCCGATACTTTGCGTTTCACGGTTTGCGCCGATGCGGTCACTCGTAAAATGATCCCGCCTGCGCCTGGCTTATCAACTACTGTCACCTCTGGTAAATCTAAAAACTTTGTTACTTCATTAAACCGCTTGCCCGCTTCTCCGACAGCCTCTTTCATGTTTGCAAACGCATCAATGCTAAAACCTACAACGTTTTTCACTCCCGCTTTCCAGGCGTCGCGGATCATCTCAGCAAGACGCGAATGAAATATCTTTGCCTTGCCGATGATGCCCTTGCCCTTGCTTCCGTCTGGCTTGGTAAACTCGCCGAACCGCACGCCTTCAGCTATGCCCACTTTATTAAGCACGGTTGCAGCTTTTGCTTTCTCACGTGCAGCGTCGGGAATATGCTCAAACAAAATTCCCGCGTCGCCCTTGAATTCGTAAGCGTAAAGCGGAACGCCTTCGAATAGCTTCAGCGTTTCAGGATTAGAAAGCAATTCAGGAGAGTAATTGATAGGCAGGTTATTAGATGGATGTCGATTTGCAGAAAATCCCGCTTCGATCAGAACGACCTCAAGCTCTTTGCCCTGCGGCTCTGACTCAAGCAGAAAACCAGAGAATTGCAGCGACTCTTTTGTATTCGCATGCTGCGCCGCCATTGCCTTCTCGGCTTCTTCTTTGGTATCAAAGCAGACCGGCTCACGATCTTCGTACTTGATGCAGAACTTTCCGTCTTTTTCGAATATTGGCATCTGGTCACTCCGTAAAATAAAAAAGCCCTTGCCGAGACTCTTTCAAAGTCCCGACAAGGGCTTATCCGCACTATGTTATAAGCGTATTTTAGGCTATGTTATTTCATGTCAATCGCAATGATAAAAATATTTCGGCTAAAGTCAAGATTTTTGTAATTTCACGTATTACTCTGATGTTGCGATTTCACCGATTCCCGCAACGGCAAGGCCTGTTCGCCGTGCAATAGCTTGGCATCACGTATTTGACCTTGAAAAAATTCGAAGCGAAATTCAAGGCGTCCGGTATATTGCGCCCATGTGCCTTGATTCAAATGCGCCATGCGTAAAAGCCAGCGGGAATACTGTTGTAGTTCGTGATCGTTGCTCATGTTTTTATGGTCTGATATTGTGCCGTATCCCAATGCCCGGATTGATAATGATGGAATACTTCATCTACTGTTTGAAGCGTCCGACCGCAATCGCACAAAACATATCCACCGCCAGCAAATTTATATGGCGGCCTAAATTGCCCGATATAGGTATGCTTTGCTGGATCAATCTCCGATTCTGGTACAAGCTTACCGTCAATAAATATTTTTCTCATGTTTCTATTCCAGTTTTTCCTTGCATTGACGATTATGCTGACTCGCAATCAATTCCCCTTCCGGTGAAAGCCAATACTTATCACCGCTCGACGTTATCATCACCGGCCAGCCAGGGGCAAACTTGTGAGTTTCCAATTCATAAAAGTGATCGAACGGATATTCTTTAGAGCCTTCACGATTAAATCTAAGACCTGGGAATATTTCATCAATAGCATTCGCAAACTTCGCTACAATATCCGCTGGCAATTCTTTTCGCAACGGCTGCTTGAGAACTTGTTGCGGCATTTCGTTGATAGTGCGAATTCTCGCTTGCTTTTTTGGCGGCCTTCCGCGTCCGCGCTTTTGTCCTTCCTGCTGCGCGCCGGTGATAAGCGCCTTCAAGTTTTCGGCTCGTTCTCGCTGTTGTCTTTTTGCTGCTGCTGCGGTTACTGCTGGCATGTTATGCTCCCGTTACCAATATTTGAACACATCGACAATTGATTGACTCTTCAGGCGGCAAGCTCACATCGTGAGGCCCGTCCGCTTTATATCCGCCGACGCTGAATTGCTTTTCTACATCTATCGGCGTTCCGCCATAATCCGGGTTTGTCCGTCGCCCTACTGCGGCGTGGCTCGGCCTCACCCTGGCGTCGTCTTCATGCAGCCAATACTTGCGCAAGCCCGGTATTTCTTCTTTGATTTGCTTCGTATATCGCTGTTCCGTGAGATTCAGGGCGCGATTGACTTCCGTCCTAACGATGCGCTCAGCTTCGTATGCCGTCTTGTTGCCAAGCTCTTTTCGAATATCAACCATCATTTCATATGGCGTTCGCTGGCCTATCAAGCCTTGCCTTAGAATATTATCAAGCCGGCGGCGCGTTACCTGCGTTAGGCCTTGCACTTGCTCGGCTGAGTATTGCAGCGAAAATCTTAATAGGCCTTCATCGACAAACAATGGCACTTCTTTCATCCCGCTACCAATCAACGGCGCTCTAATCAATTCAATTCCGCCCTCATAAGCATTCCGAACGCCGCCCAACAAACTGCGCTGAAACTTCAACTCAAACTCTCTTAGAGATACATTGACTTCGTTGAGCATGCGCTGCAAATGGATTTCTTCGAATCCTTCAGACCTTAGCAAGTTATCAATGATCTCTCGGCGCGTTTCCTTCAAATATCGCAAGGCATCCCGCAAGCGCTCAGATTCGTTCTTATCAAGGCCGCGAAGTATCGCGTTTATTTTGCGACGAAACTGGCCTTGATCTATGCGGGCTTCTTGCGTTTTCATATCGTTCAATAGCAAGGACAAGTCTTGTTAATGCTTACCATTTCCGTTTAATCCATCCCACTTCACTTTTAACCGTCGCGCCGCTTCTTTGGTATAGACCTTCGAAACCATGCGCTTGCGGCTTCGCTTTGATTCTTTATCGCGCTCGGCCATGTTTGGCTTTTCACCTTCAGGCGCATCAAGCAAATCATCAATCATCAATTCGCCCTTTTCGTCAAGCTCAGGCTCTTCCATTTCATCTTTTTCGACTTCGTCCTCAAGTTCCGCTTCCGCTACTTCGACGTTCAATTCCTGTGCTGCTTGCACGAAAATGCGGCGTGCGGTTTGAGTCCCGCAAAGCTCATTATCACGCGCCATAATCGCAGCGTTTATCATTTGCATGGCTGCTGCGCTCGATTGCACGCTATCACGCGGGAAAGGATTGCCGAACTTTACCTTAAACTCCGTATCAACGTCTGGCGTTAGCTTGCCTTCTTTCGTCATGCGGCCAGCCCTCACCGCTTCCTTGATTGCAACGTAGACCGGTTGCGAAATCACTTGCTTGATAAAGGCCTGCACGTCGCTAATTTCCCACATGGCAAATGTCATCATTTCACGGCTCACCGTGTTGTTGACATTGCCACCGCCGCCATAAGCAAATATTGGCCAGCCCGCCGGGCCAACGACGGCAAGCTTTATCATTTCGACCATGTTGCTTGAGTCTTGCGCATTAAGATCAGGAGTCATCACCTCGGCGGATACTTTTTCATTCGTTATAATGTTTTGGCCGGGATTTGCCGGTTTGCCGCCAGGGAAATTAGCATCCCGGAAATCTTGCAAATCTTTTGAGCCTGCTCCTTCAAGCTTCCAATGCTGCACAAAACTTTTCAGCAATACCGCCCGCTCAACTTCATTCCCTATAAACTGCATATACAAATCTAACATCGTCAAATAACGCTGGAAATAACTCCGGCCACGCAAGCCATTGGGCGGCAGAAAGGGCGTGAAGTGGAAACAGTTTCCAATATAATTGCCGTCGATTGTTTTCCTGAAAATATCAAAAATCTGTTGTTCATTGGTAGCGGGATTCTTTTTTAAAATCACCTTGCCCCAATTCAAGGCATTGGAGGGATCGCGCGTAATGCTTTCGATGTTCAGCGTATCGACAAAGAAAAATTCCAAATACCCAAATGGCCGCACGGCAAATGGAATCGTCAATTCGCCATTGACATATGCCGAGGTTAGCAAGCTTGCGCCATTTTCTCCAAGCAGCATTTCCTTAAACGGCTGCGCGCCCGTCTCCCAAAACTCATCAATCACCGCCTGGATTCGTTCGTCGTTAGCTTCAATCGTTACGCCGCCGTGATTGATTGCCTTGCGCGGCATCTCAACCATCTTAGCCGGCAAGCCGTCGCGTTCCCAAAACTCACGGCTAATTTTGACAATGTTCTCGCGGGTATATGGCGAAATATCGTTTGGCGATGAACCATAGATTGAGCGATATAACAAGTCTTCGTCGCCGTCCACGCCTGAATAAATGTTTTCAGTTACTCGTGCGGTTGCGGGCTTGACTTGCTTTTTAGGTGTTTTCTTTTTTGCTGGCATGTTGTTGCTCTAATTCATGAATGCGATCATACAAAGCTTTCAGAAGAGTAGCAGATACATGAATAATCGCCACGCCTTCGATTTCATCAAGTTGCGCGGCCTTCTCTAATGTGCATTCGATTGTTTGGCCATTTGCCGCGTGTACGATTACGGTTTGCTGCAAATAATCTATAGACAGCATTAGCGCCCAAACCTGTTTTTCACGTAAGCATCTTTTGGAGGTATTACTGAAATGCCAAGCGCCGGCGGCGTAAACATTTCGAACAAAGCCATTGCAACGGCATCGCCATAATCTGGCGAGTAGGTGGACTCTATTTGCAAACGCTCTTTCATTTTTTCCTTTGGCTCAACTTCAATCACGCCGTCGCTTTTGATTGTAAAGTGTCTTGTGGTCAAGTCTGAAGTTAGTCCATCGTGTGGCGGCAATGCAACCAGCGTATTCGAATCCGGGGAAAGTATTTCACGGACTCCATGCCATGCAGCACTCACTTTGTTTTTATATCGCAACTCGCCGCTTCTATCCGTGCGAGTAGTCTTTTCTCCGCCATGAAACGCGATAACGTTTTTATCTTGCTCTTTTAATCTATGCGCAACGCCGACACCGACACCGTCCGCGTCCACTATAGCTTTAGCTTCACTTCCTATTTTGACAAGCAACCTGCCCGCCGTGTTCATGGTCGCAGTTTCTTTTTCGCCTTGATGATCAAACTCTTCAAGTTCATCAACTGCGTATTTGCAGATTCCGTTATTAACTTTTAGCACCGGCGCGAATACTGTCTTATTCGCTCCACCCGCTGCAATGTCCGCTCCAACTGCAACCAATTTCCCGCCGTGTCCACTTTCGCGCCAGGCAAACCATCTTTCGTTTGCCGCTTCGATCCAAGCCAAAGGTACGATGCCGTGCTCATCTTGCACGGCAAACTCACCCAGCACTCTATTTTGATACATCGCACTTTTCTCACCCCAAAGTTTTTTTCTCTGCGCTGCCCATTCCTGCGAAATACGTCCGGCCTTCATCGCTTCATCGAGCGTCACATGCCGGACTTTCCAATCTTCGAGGCCATGCTTGCGTTGATGGATTTCATAAAACCGGCCAGCGGGTTCGCCCGGCGTGCTTATTGCAAGGGCATAAGCCTTGTTTGCAGTATCTTTTCCGGCTCCTGAGAATGCGCCCTCGGCTGCATCCCAAGTGGCAATTGGTATCGACTTACTCTCATCGAAAAGGTAAAACAGATGATCCGCATGCGCGCCCTCTATCATCTCAGGAACATCACTCGCAACCGCAAACGCTTCTCCGGTATTCAGCTTGAGAGATAACGTTTGAAGTTCAAGGCGCAAGTCATAAGACTCGCGCCCGATTTTGTCCCACTTCAACAGCCTCGACCACTTGTGTACTTCCGGCCAGAGATATTTTTGCAGTTGCCGCCAAGCGCTTGCTGTTGTTGGGCATTTCCAGTCAAGTCCGTCTCGCGTAAGTGCGAACCAATGGACGGCGATTGCAGCGAGCGCCGTCTTGCCGAGGCCATGCGGGCCTCTCACCGAAAATCTGCCAAGTCCTATGCTTGAAAGTATCTCTTCCTGGTATTCGGTGAGCCTTTGCCCTTCACGCCACTTGATGCAGTCATGCGCAAAGGCTACGGGATTGTCAAAGTACGTTCGCTGAAACTCTTTATACCGCGACGAAAAGATTGCGCCTTCAGTTCGGCTTTTCTCCTGGGCTAATTGCTGAATAGTTTTTAGTCCTATCTCCCGCAAGTTTTGCAGCGGCAATGATGAGAGATATTGAAGCGTTATCCCCAAGTCCTTGCTCTCTGGCAAGAGCTGAGAGTTCTTCTGCAACTTTGTCGCCGTCATAGACTCTATATTCTTTTGGTGCGTCCAAACCTAAGTAACGCGCTCGCCGATCCATAATTTTTAAAACTCGATCAAGCGCAAGCATGTCACCCTTTTTGGCCTTGCGCAATGCCGGGATCAAAATACTATCAAGTCTTTCCAACTCCATGCTAAAAACTTCTTTGGCATTCTCAAGCAGGCTTGCATTTAGCTCTTGAAGCTTGTCGCGTACCATAAAATAAACCGCTGCCGGAGTTACGCTGAGTACTTTTGCAATACGGCTGTAGGAATATCCAAGCTTACGATATTGAAAAGCCTTGTCGCGGTTTTCGATTGCAGCAACGGCTCGTTTGCTTGTCTTGTTTGTCTTTGCCATTTAGCCAGTTATGTATTTAATCAATTCGGCTCTTCATTCGACCAAATATAGCGTGCATATCGCGACATCATTAGCTCAGGCATCTTAAAATACTTCCCCGTGCGAAGTAGGTAGCGGATTAGACGGAGTTTCATTTCAGCGGGAAGCGGGGTTAAATCATTTTCAGAGTTAACCCCGCTATAAAATTTACTCACGCTGTAATTCCTTTCATAAGTTTGTTGTAAATAACCTCGTCACATTTTGATCTTCGCCAAATCATTTCACCAATCCATTCATAGCGTTTGATTGGCTTAAAATAAGCAATTACACGTTCAAAACACTTCAATTTAAATGCTTTGTCCTTTTTCATTCTGGCATAAACAGTTTTTTCGTTTATCCCGAAAAATGGTGAAGCTCTTTTAATAGAGCCAAATTTCTCAACGTATTCCAGAAATTTTTCTTCATGCTTTTTAAATTCGTAAGCTTTGCGAGTAGTTTTTCTGATTCTTTTCGTCTTATGTAAGAAACACGCCTGATTTAAGCCGTCACGTTTTGATTTATTTTTGCAAAATTCCCCTATATCTCTCCAGTCTTGACATTTGTAACACCATTTAAGCCCACTTGATATTCTTATACAGATAGCATCTAAATCAAAACCAAGTTTTTTAGGTAGCTGCAAAACTCCAACGGCCTTTCTATGACATAGGCTGCAAAATCTTCTGCCCGAAGGTATCAAGCATTCGCATATCTCGCAGTGATTTTCGATTTCATCGTCGGGATCATGTATCATTTCACTCTCTCCCTAATCGACCACGTTATCTCTTCTGCCAAGCCATTTTCAGTTTTAATTGTTTCAACACGCTGCGTCAATTCGATGTCTTTAATATTCGCTCCCGTGCGCTCTAAATATGTTTTAATAAAAGACGCAATAGCCGACTCACGCTCTTTCAGAACATCATCTCTCACATATGGCGTATTGAATGGATAATTTGATCCGTATATCATTACAGTTTTTCGTTATACTGATGTTTTGCCCAAAATTCTCTCAAATCCAATGCTTCATCATATTGCAAAATATAAAGCTGCGCTGCGCCAAGATGATCAATTGCGTTGAACAAATATCTTTTTAAACCTCTATCTGTAGTGGCGTCGGCCATTTCCATAATAACCGAGATCATACTTTTTATGGTCTGTTCGTTATCGTTACTCATTTCACGCGCTCAATCAGTTCTTGCAGCTTGCTCTCCGCCGCCTGAAAATGTCTTTGCGCCGCGATGTAGTCAATGCTGCATCGTCCATAGTTAAGCTGTTCTTGGATGTATCGTAATCGAAAATGAATTTCAGGGAATGACAGAGGCGGATGCTCGGCGGGTTTATTGCGATACCACTTCACGCTTGCGAAGTCCTGCATCTCTTGCGCAAGCCTGCCGTTCGCGAATGATTTGGTTTCTGTGTCGTGCGTGATGGTCATAAGATTTTAAACAGCCTCGGTGATTAGCCGAGGCCGAACCAATAGGAGAAGGACTGAACACTTGCGGGGAATAAAACGAAATGGCGGGTTAATGTCAAGGAAATTCTAATGGTAGGTGATGCGGGCGGGGGTTAAGGAAATTCTGGCACTTGGATTATTTTGTCTGATTCGTTCAAAACAATTACCCCGCCAGAAATTGATTCCATAAGATTTTCGATTGCTATTTCCGGCGTAATGCCTTTAAAAAAGGCTGTCTTCGCTTTCCCATTCAACTGTATTCGAGCATTACGAATCTTCACGTAATATGATAAAAAACCATTCGACTCAACTCTTCGAGAAACTTGTAAAGATATTTTATGCTTGTTCAAAAACAAATCAAATCCATTGGCAGGAAGATCATAATCTATTTTATTCCCAGAATTCATTTTTATAACTTCCACAATGGCATCGTTTAAACACATTCCAGATTTACCAAGATCGTGAATTTTGCAATGACACTCATGACAAACTGTAATCAAATCATTCAAGCTCTCATTAAAAACTCGATCATAAGTAAGGTGATGAATATTCAGATATTTGTTAGATAGGCATGCGCGGCATCTTCCGCCGTCTCGTTCAATTACCTGCGCTCTCTTTATCTTCCACTCTTCTGAATTTATATAATCATAATATTTTTTTCTATGCTCATCCTTTTCACTTTCTCGATCTTCGCGTTCGATTTGTTCATCTGTATAAATCTTGCATCTAAATTTGTTTTTTAGAATCCTAAATGCTTCAAAATAATTTATACCTTTGCTTTTGCTTATCTTGTGCAATTTATCATGACAACGCTTACAAAGCAAGATTAAATCGTTGCAGTTTTCTTTGAATATCCTTCTGTAAGTCATATGGTGAACATTAAGGTTTTTGCTATAAAAGCAAATACGGCATTGATTTTTGTCTCGCCTCCTAATTTTATTTTTGATTGACTTCCACTCTTTTGACTTAAGATACTTCCTATATTCTTTTTTCATAGGTTATCCTAAAAATAAAAATGCCCTGGCTGAATTCCGTCAAGAAAGACCAGGGCATGAGATACAAATGAATTTTTTGGTACAACGTTGACGGAATTCAGTTCGGGCAATATAACATTCCTGCGGTTATTGTCAAGAGAAAAAAGCCCCGGCCCGCGCCGAGGCTCCAGGAGATGAGAAAATTATTGCCGCCATACCCAGGGATAACTCGGCGTCGGATATGCTCCGCCTAAGCTTTTGGGATAATTCAAAGTTGCCTTGCCTAAGTAATTTGACAAAACTGCAACCAGGTCAAGGCTGTCGTAGTTTTCTCCGGAACCAATTACAGACGATGACCCTGACGACATTGGCTCACCGCGTTCTCCGCAGTAACGCAAAACCGTAACGCCATCAATTTCACCCCAGCCAATTGCAACCGTTTCATAAATCTCGTTGCCATCATTCGGGTGTTGCGCAATAATAAAAGTTTCTTTTTCGCTTGTCCCGTCTATGAGATTTCGCACGGCTTGCGCTACTGCGCTGGCGTTACACCAGCCTTTTCCGAAATTTCGTTTCATCGTCTCATCTCCTTGCGCCTTGCGGCGCAAATTGGTTCACAGTTGAGTTTCAAAGTCCCCGACGCTCGGTGCGAGTCGGCCACATGGGCGGATGCGGTGAGCGCCGGTGATATTTACTCGTCCTTTGTGGCGGAGCGAATCTCCCGAATACTCTGCGCGATCCCTCGCGCAAGCTCCGGAACCTTTTTCGCGCCGAATAAGATAATTGCAATCGCGAGAATAATCAGTAATTCTTGCGGGCCTGGCATGCTACACCTTCTTTTCTTCCAGCGTAGCTTTCTCAATGAATTTTGCTGCGGTGGATTATTTTTCGCCAGCCACCACGCTGCACGTTCGCGCAATGTTTTTGGCAGAACGTACATTACAAATCCGTTCTGCCCGTCCCACAACGGCAGAACGCGTGTCGGCCGGTCACTTTTTCCCAAAAGCAGTTCGCCAGTCAATTCCGACCGTCGTCGGAAAGATTTTTTTTGGCGCATATTTTTTAGCATCTTCTATGCGCTCTACATCAGTATTTCCCATGGAAGTTATTGGGATTATTCCACTGCACTGCTGAAATCGAATCGGCCCACCACGCTCTTGGCCGAAACAACGTATAGAAAAGAATACCCCACGTCTTATTCCGAAATTTTTAGAAATTCCTACACCATAAATGGTGTAGTCACATCCTTTTTCCAGTGCATCTTGCGGGTCTGACGCGCCGATAATCTCGGCGCTGTCGTATTCTGGTTTTCCAGGCCCAGAAAGCCTTTCTCCATCTTTCATTCCCATAAAATTCATCTCAATCTCCTCGCGCCAGTGGCGCAAATTGGTTCATAGTTCTGTTTCAAATTCCCTGACGCCCGGCGCGAGTCGGCCATCATGCTGGCGGCTGCGGTGAGCGTCGGGGCAGTGATGCTATGTTTATTCGATCAAGTCGGAAATAAGTTCTTCAACCCATTCCGATACCTCGCCGTTTTCGCAAGTGTCGTCGATAAGCGCCTCGAAACTGCCGTCACCGATCAGGCTTCCATCGTGCTTGCGAACATACTTTCCGTTTTCGTCCATTTCCGCATAGCCAATTGTATACGCAGACGAATCCAAGTTTCCAATTCCGGGAACACGGGAAAGGAATATGGGGCGTTCATGCTCGGCGATTTCTTTCCCGATGTCCTGACCCACGCGGAAAGTTCCATCGGCGTATAGGCCAGCCACATAGCCGAACGGTGCCTTGAGGTATTCGGCCAGTTGATCGGAGCCGACATACTCGCGCACGGCTTCTTTCACATCTACGAGTTCGGGGTGTCCGCGCTTAATCACTTCCAGGTCTGTAATGGCCTGCTCCAGGTGCTCACGAAGCCATTGCATTTCGTCGGAGTAATCTTTGGTGCCTTCGACTGGTGAATTGTTGCGGTCGAAGTTATCACCGTCGTCAAGATCGAATCCAAGATCGTCCAAAACGGCGATCAATTCAGAGCGGGAAAGCTCCGTGATTCGATTCCAATTTGCATTTCTCATGTCATCTCCTTGGTTAGTTTATTTGGGCCTGCCATCTTCAGCGCTGGGCGGCCAATCCCAGCGCGTAGAATGTCCCTGCCCCCTTGTCCGGACGAAGAACATTAGAGCCAGAATTCAATCCGATTCTAATTTTGGATGGCGCTTTGGCCATCCGAGCAATTTCGTCACCACACAAATCCTGCTCATCTTCGTCAGTGATGCCAATGGCGTCCTCAATTTCAACAGCAGACATCCACCCGCCATTTTTTTTGAGGACATCAATAATTTGTTGTTCATACTTCATGGCTCAATCTCCCGTTGGTTCATTACATCGTTTATTTGTTGGACAAATATAAGCAATCTAAATATAAATGTCAATACTTTTCTAATATTTTTTCAATATTCTTTTAATACTGCTAAGTTATTATAAAATAATACCCGCCGTCCCTGGCAGGCTGAGACGTTATTCGACTTCCTCGAAAATAGGCGGGCAATTCGTTTCTGAATGATACCCGCATGAGCAGAAAACAATATCCACGTCGTCCGGACAAGTCAATTCATTATCACAGACTGGGCACTTGTTTTCGAGGATGCAGTGGCGGCAGAAGTCGCTCGATTCCATCGAAACGCTTGTGCTTCCATAGGGAACCCAATCCTGTGTAGTTTCCCAGCCCGTCCCGTTGCATTTATTGCACATGATCGGCGTCCTTTACGTAAATCCTGAGAAACCTATTCCCCTTTGCAATGATCGGCTTTATTTTGGTTGTAACATGACCGTCATCTACTTCAATTTTAAAGCGATAATTTTCAAGCTTGGTGACCTTTGTTACTTCAAAAAGAAAGTCATCCTTGTCAACAAGCACATCCCCAGGCCTTATGCTGCTAATTGGCTTTGAATCAATCATGGCTCAATCTCCTGTCAGTTCTCAACTCTTGTGATTTACAGTCTGAATATACCCGCCGTCCCTGGCAGGTGCGGAAAACTATTTCAATTTTTCTTTAATATTTTCCAGAGCATGCTTGCTAAAACCATTGAGTTGGCGCTGCCATGCGCGATTATACGGTGACCACCGGAACCCATTCGATTTCAACATGCTGCGGATTTCTTCACCTGGCTTTGTCGGGAAAAAAATCTTGAGACGATTATCGTTAGGGTCTTCATGCACGCGAATTTCTCCGATCATATACTCGCAGTCATAGCGCTCACTCAATTCCACCATTTCTTCGATCCTTTTTTTGCAGCGTCGAATCTCTGCGCCATTATTGGTAATGGCGTAATCAGGAAACCCAATGCGCCCGCAAAAATCTGGCTCAAACAACCGCGCAGGGTCTTTGATGCCGAGCGCTTCAAGTTCAGATATTTTTTCTTCACGCTCTCCAGACTTACGCTTGACAATCTTGTTTGCTGCCTTCATTGTTTCCTGAAGCTTTTCCAGCCCTGCAAGCTTTTCACGAAGCTTCACAACCGCATCGGGATCATCGCTTGAAATGGCTGTATTACTTTCTGCTGCTGCGGCACGGCTGGCATATTCTTTAGCCCTATCTTGCGCCGCAAAAGCTTTCTCGAATTTGCTTTGAATCCGTCCACGATAACGACGATCTCGGCCTTCGCTGTGATGTCCTGCAATAATAGGCTGCCCGAAAGGAATCATTCCAGCCATTTTGTGCGCCTGATCATACAGTTGCGTCGATTCTTTTTCAGCTTTCTGAGCCGCCGCACGAAGTCTGTCAATCCGCGCTTGCTTTTTCTCTTCGTAATGGTTCATAGTCTCAATCTCCCGTTGGTTCACTTCCATCTGAATTACGCCTTTTATGTACGCGCAAACGACGACAGGTGCGGAAAAGATTTTAAACTTCTTTGTAGGCGCGGGCGGACTCGAACCGCCGACCTGAGCCTTATAAGGACTCGGCTCTAACCGACTGAGCTACGCGCCCGCTTTTACTACCTTCCGATTGCTTGCTTCAATCTCCACAAAGTGCATTTATCCCCGTCTGCCAGGTGGCGATTTTCTTCGAGCGTTTGTTCAATGGCGTTTCTCAAAATAAGAATCAGATCAGCCAGCCATTGATTAAAGCTTACGCCAGCCTTAAAACCGTCGGGCGATTTCTTCCAAATATCTTCAAGAATTGATAATGTCATGGCTCACTCCATATTCGGCCAAACTTCGCAGCAATCGACGTCTTCTTCGATTAAGGTTTTTTCGTTCTCGGCAATCTCTCGCTTCTGTTTAACACTAAACATGTCATTCTCCTTGTGGTTAAAATCTCCCGCCCGCCGTCTGGCTCTTGTCGTGCTCAGTACGGGATGCCGGGGTCTGAGCATTGACGGGCGGGAGTGTTAATTTTAAGATAACCGCCTACCGTCCGGCATAATCCATTCGCCATTTGGCAGGCCTTCGGTCGGATTGATATAGCGCACTGTCTCGCCGCGCCTGCGAGCGTCTGTTACTTCGCCGGGGATTGATTGTGCGCCTCGGTGCATATCATAAATGTCATCTTCTGGGATAATGCTATCCTTGTTTCCGCCGCCAAGTGCGTTAGCAAGAAACAGTAAGCCGAGCATATCGTCATTGTCTTTCTTTTTGTTAAATCCGAACATGGTTCATTCCTTTTTAAATTCAGTTTTTATGTTCCGTAAAATACTCTGCCAATTCTCCGCGCTTCAGGCGGACATCGTCCAGTGCGGCAGAGACAACGATCTGCTTGTCGCTCGTTTCGAGCAAGGCATCGAGCGCATCTTCAATCTCGCGCTTCATCTCAGCCTTGATGATCAAATATATGATTTCGGCGAGTGAGTTCATTTTTCCCCCAGGCGCAAAATAGCGTAAGCAATGGCAGAAAGCATAAATAATTCTGAAAGCTCTTTAAAGCCTAAAGCAACACAAAAAAAACCAGCGGCAATCGAAAGACAAGAAATAAAAACATACCAGTGTTTCATAACGACTCCGCAATCGAAAGCGCACGGTCGGCGCAATTCAAGTGATGCAAAGCGTGATACTCAGAACCGCGAAACTTCAGCGCAATGTCAATGTGATCATTGGCTACCTCAAGATAAAAATCTCTCACCTGTGGGTAAGTATCCCGCAGCGCATCCGCAAAGCCCTGGCATTCGACGGCATGCGCTGATATTTTTGCACGCGCAAAGCTGCATGCGGGCAATGATTCGGCAAGGCGGAAATACCGCTGCGCCGAGGCTTCCCACGTTCGCGCCAGACGCTCACGGGCATCGGCGGCGACCAAAACATCGGCGGCAATCTGTTGTTGGTTCATGGTGTTTGTCCTATCGTTTTCGGTTGAAAACCATGTCCGCGCCCAACATCATAAGCGCGAACGAAATCATTGTCAATCCGATTGTTTCAAGCATGGCGTTCTCACTGTTGGTTTAAAACTCCGCGCCGGCTCAGGCTCTGTCAAGCCATTTCTACTGACAAGATTTGAGCCGGGGCGGAGATTGTTAACTATTTTGTTCCTGCCGCTTGCGTTCGGCGGCGGCGAAAAGTTTGTCGAGGCTGATGATGCCTTGCAGGCTCATGCTCGACGTGACGTTCTTCCCGCTTCTCAGTGCACCGTTCTTGCCGACAAAATAAAAACCATCGTCGCGCATTTTCGTAAGGACGATATACTTGTTGCTGCGCCCTTCGACGCGCCTACAGCCAAGCGTTTCGAGTGCGTCGATGATTCGCTGCTGAAGTGTTTGCTTTGCCATGTTACGCCCCTTTCGTTTCGGCATTCATCCGGACAAGTCCTGTCTTAATTTTCACGATCTGCTCAAGCCAGCCGAGTAACAACATTTCGGCGGCCACGCTCGGCGCACTGGTATGAGCGTCCTTAATTTCGCCGACAAGAAAACCGATGGTGTCGGCTGCCTTAGTGACGGCCTCGGCATAACGATTGTCTCTGCTGACCGGATCAAAAACAGTTTCCGCCATATCTCAATCTCCTGTTGGTAAAAGTTAGGCCATCCCTGGCCAATCAATCTACTTTTTCGCCTTGTAGACATTCAACCCGAACTTGATCTCCTGGCCGGCGTGCTGAACGCTCTGATTGCCGGAACTGGTAGCCACGATGGTCGTCTTGCCACTTGCCGACGGGCCATGTTCTTCCTTCAAATCGACGGTGATCGTGAGAATCCCGTCCTTCGAAACTTCTGTTTTCACGTTGGTCATGATGCAATCTCCCGTTGGTTGGTGTTGGTGAAAACTCGCTGTTAGAGTACAAGCTAACGACGGAATGTGCGGAAACTATTTTTGCAAATTTTCTGGCATCGGGATTGAATCCGGTACCATCTTCATAATGACCGAAAACAGATAGCCCTTTTTCCATCCAGGATTTTCCTGAGACAGGCGTTCAAACTTTTCCCAGGCCTCGCGATAAGTCTCGCTGCCAAGCGGAATTTGCAAAGATGATGGTACTGGCTTATTTTTCTTCATTTTAAAACCTTTCATTTTTTGGTACGGCTCAAGATACAAATCCCAAATTACAAAGTCAAGACTTTTTTAATAGAAAATAAATAAAAAAGTATTTGACTTTCTGGGATTACTGTTTTATGTTTGGGCAACAAATTGGAGTGCTAAATGACTGACTTAATCATCTTCGCGCCGTTCATCCTGGTCAATTTGCTGTGGCTGGCGATAACGGCGCGAGTAATGAGAAAATAACCTGCACACGGTGACCTCAAGCCCTGGCTCATGCTGGGGCTTTTTATTTTCTGCGCATGGTCTGATTGAAATTCATTTCGCGATATAACCCGTATTGCTCAGGCACCCACCACGCCCGTTTCATGCCTTGCAATCTATCAATCTCTTGCATGATTGCCAGCTTCAGAAGGTTATAATCAAGTTGGCTTTTTCTCACCGTCTGTCGCGACTTCAGGCGTAACGCTTCAGCCTTGTCGATTCCTAATTCAGCATTTACAAAATCGACAAACTCATGAGCATGTCCATGCGCCCATTGATGACAGTGCAAGCACAAGGCAAGGCAATTGTCTTGGTCGTAGCGGGTTGAGGAATCTCCACGGGAAAAAATATGTGCGCAATGCAAAGTAGAAGTAGGAGGCGGGTATAATTTTTTGCAGCGTCGGCAAGTCCATTCGTCGCGATTGCGCACAAGGCAGGATACCAAAACATCAAGCGGGTTTATTTTGGTACGATAAAATGACATTAATCTTCGACCATCTCCACGCCGATTGCCGCAAGCTCTTCTCGTAAGGCATGGATGAAATCAGTATCGCCAGGCGGCGCAAACTCGGTATATAATTCGATGCAGCGATAAGCATCGCGCCTGGCTTGCTGAATGCGTTTCAACCAAAACTCAGCATTCCATTTCCCTGTCCCATCCGTCGCAGCCTCGGCCAACCCTGCCGCAGTCACTTCCAAAATCCCGATGCGATATTTCATCTAAATCACTCCAAAAAATTTCAGCAATTGAATAAGCGAAACGACAAACACGGTTCCGCCAATGATTAAAATCGCCCAACCGAAAGCGTTATGCGGTTTATCGTCGAATGGCATTAGCTCTGATTCTCCCGTATCCATTTCAGTAATTCTTATAAAAAAACTCATCAGCCATACTAACTAAATAAAAAACTATAACTACAACAGCAATCAATTCAAGCATTTTAATTTTCCAGTATCCACTTCAGCAAGCGCGGTGATGGATTAAATATCTTCGTACTCATTCAAAAAATCTATCAATTCCGCTTCAGCTTTGAAAAAACTTGCGTCCGAATCTATACGCAAGTGATCAAACATAGCAAACACAGAACTCTCATTTACTTCAGGCGTTTCTTTGAAAACACATTCACGCCCGTCTTTGCGCTTATAAAACCTCATTCCGCGATTGCTTGACTTGTGATCTTTGATCCTTTGCATCGGATTGTTTGTATGCCCGATGCGTATTTCATCTGAGCCTGGAACATGGCAAGCATACCAATACATTTGCCCCTTTCTCGCTCCAACAGAAATATCGCGCAATGCGCCGCTTGCAAATTCTATAAACACGCTGGCCGCTATATCTTTTCGTTCGCGCGAGAATTCAATAGCCACAATCCCAGGCGCTCTTTCTCTAATCTCTTTTATGTCAATATGAGCGCCGGATTCAATATCTTTTTCGTTATCCTTGTACCATTGCGGAGTCAACGGTAAATCTGGGCTACTCGAAATTGAAACGAGAGTAGGGGAGTGCTGGTAAACTCGAATAGCCGTCTCGCCCAATGGCGGCTTACCTTGTGGCCGCGCAAGTTTTGTGATCGTTCTATCTAAATCCCTTGTCAATCTTGGCGGCTGAAAATAGACGCTAACGGCAAGGAAATTTAAGATCACAAGGATTGTCGGAACACTCACCAAAACGAAAAGCGTGAAGTCAAGCGAGATAGGCTTAAACCCGCCCTCGGCGCGCATGCAATGCTGAATATCTCGCACAAACCCAAACGTAAAAAGTCTATGCGGGTCTAAATCGTGCTTGCGAAAATAAGCAATCGCAAAGCTAACAAGGTAAGCGCTGGCGACTGGAAGTGCGAGCTTCCAAAAAAGCTTCATGATTCCGAAAGATATTGAACTTCAGAGTCTTGCGCTGTTTCAATGGCCGAAATAATTTTGCCAGCATCTTCCCAAACGGCTTGTTGTTCATCTGGCAATAAATTTTCAAAATCGAATTTGCTGCCAAGAGTATTGTCATCATGCTTCAGCGTTTCATAGGCATGCTGAATAGGAGTTACTTGTTCTGGCTTGCTCATTGCTTGTTTCTCCGTTGTTGAAATTCTTTTAGCTCAGACGGCTCAAGATAAACCGTCCATTTGTTTTTTCGACAAATCCGTTCGGCCTGTATCGACCACTTCGAACTTTTCCCGCGATTATACGAGCGTGCTACAAGGTGACCGTTCCACAACGTTGACGGGCCTCCAAACTCTCGCGGGATGATATGATCTATTTCCCCTTCCTCCCGCTTAATCGAATCAATCCCCGTCAACTTCGATGCAAGTTTTAAGGCCGCGTCCGTTGTCTCTTCGTCCTTGTCCGGCTCACCCAGCCAAACCTTGCGGCCTGTCATTTGGCATTTGCCGCCGTCGCGGAAATATATCCTACTTTTTTGCGCTTGCGTAAATCCATCGTCAGGCTTGCGTTTCCCGCGATAAAAATCGGCTTCGTCTTTGCGCTTCACGTAAATAGATTTTGGCGCACGCGCCCTGAGAAACCAAATCAATACGCCAAGTGCAAACGCTATAGCGATGCCGATGATTGCGTTAATCATAAGTCTAAAACTTCCTGTCTCAAATATTTCTCAAGTCTCTTATTGGCTATGTCAACATATTCCTGGCTTATCTCGCTGCCTATCCATCGACGTTTCAGAATATGAGCCATCTTCGCCGTTGTCCCGCTCCCCATGAATGGGTCATAAACTAAATAATTTTCGTTGCTCCAGGAATAGATATGATCGCGGGCAAGATTTTCCGGGAATGTTGCTGGATGATTAAATGAAATTAAGTCTTTTGATGACAAATTTAATCCAGCATCATATTCCCATATATTCCCGCGCTGATTATATTCTGATTGAATTGTTTTTCGTGGATATGTTTTGCCATCTTTTTCCCGTACTGTTCTAAATTTAGGCTTACCATTAAAATATGAATTTTTTCTGTCTTTAATTAGATTAACTGTTTTTGGTTTCCCACGAGAAAAAATAAAAGTGTAATCAAATTCGTTATAATATCTATTTTCATGAGGTAACCCGCTTCCACTTCTTTTGTAAATCATTGTATCATGTACTCGAAACCCGCAATTCTCAACAAAGAATATTTTTTGTTTTGCGCTTGTCAACGATTCACATCCATCAATAACTTGATCCATCACTACCCAAACGACTACACCGCCTTTCTTCGTAACGCGAAACAACTCTTTCGCTATCTTTTCAAATTCAAATTCATAACCATTATAATCTCTCAATCCATCATACGGCGGACTGGTAACAGTTAAATCAACAAACTCATCCGGCATGCGTGCCATCGTATCAAGGCAATTCTCGCAATAGATTTTATTCAACTCGATCATGCGCACCATTTCCGTTCAGGTCAAGCGGTTTGTATTCGGTGATCTTAGGATTTTCATCGTACCCAACAAACACTATCAAGCAGAATATAACCACAATGCCAATCGCGACAATGACGTGCTGAAATACAAAGCCTATCATGAAAACCAAAGCACAAACGGCGGCGAAGATATACATATCGTGCTTGCTCATGCCGCTTCCTTCTGCCATTCGGTGGCTTTTACTGTTTCGCCTGCGACTACAATCTCACGCTTTTCTCTTGGTTCATACTTGCCTTTACTGCAATGCCGCAGGGCATCGGCATACATATCATGAACTGCTTCATCAAAGCTATCGAATTGCGCTTCAATCCATGCCTTCGGCGCTTCGGCTACGGTCGGTATCTTCATCACATAAGTTTCATGTTGATGCCGGACTGCCGCAACGGAATAAAATGGAGGGTGTTTGGATTCAATTGTAGCGAATCCACCTTCAGGCGCTTGGACTCGCGCTTGATAGCTATACACGATGTCCTTGAAATGAGCTTGCAATTCAGATTCAAGTGAGTTAGGCAAGCGATTTGGTTTAGCATAAGCGATGATATGGATGTTATGTGTCTTCGCACAAGTCGCAAGCTCGCGCAACTGCGCACCAATCTTGCGCATGCTTTCAGGCGTTTCCGATTCAGGATGTTCAAGCAACTCCATTAGTTCTTCGTCAATGAAAAGCAAAATGCGAATGCTGTTATCATATTCATCTTTTCGTGAACGCAATGAATATCGCTCACCGTAAACATCGTAAACAAAGTCGATTGCTTTCGCAATCTGATGTTGCTTCTCTACTACGATTATGCCTTGCGTTCCGATAAAGTCCGAAAAGCTTTCGCCGGAGTATGCCGCCCAATCACACATAAAAGCAATCGTCGGCGATACAAACGAATTGCGCAACAAAAATCGCTTGAGTTGATCTCGGCCATAACTAACGCCGCCCACAACTCGAAAGTGTTGCTCTTGCGTCGGTGACAGCCAGTCAATCCAGTAATATCCGCCGTGTTCTTTGCCGCGATCACCAAGCACGAAACTATTTTCTCGCGGGTCTGCAACTTCGGTGAAGCTTAATGGCTCATTCGAATGCAGCAACCCAATGCGGTCAGGCACCGCAAAGATTCCATCAAACTTGAAGATGCCGATATAAAAAATATTCAGCAAGACACACGAATTAAACAAGAACAAAAAAAAGAATGGGAGCGCGTTAGACGTAACAATGGATTTGCTAAACGCTCCCATCCAGTACAGAATAACACCACCAACAACAGCCAAGAGGACAGCCAAGCCTCTTACGCAAGCTCTCCGCCATTGCAAGTGATTCGCCCACTTACGATAAACAAGTATCTGCTCAACCCACGCGAAGAAAAAGTAGCGCGTGAGCAAATGTCCGAATCGCTTTGCTGTCATGCTTTAATAAAATACCTGTGCTGGAAATACCGGCCTATTCGATACGACTCTTTAGCTATGCCTTCATCAGATAGTATCTGCAATGCTTGACATGCTGGGATTGACTCCCAGCCCGTTGCATTCATAAGCTCAAATATATTTTTGGGATTCGAATCTAATTGCGTGAGTAAATAGCTTTTATAATAATCAATTGCTTGTGATTCGAAACACAGGCGGCGCATAGCATAGTCATTCTTGTCAATTTTTACACCGGCCACCATATACTCCCGTCGCAATGCTTATTAAAAACCACAAGTGCAGTGATAGCAAACGCCGCGAGATACAACACGAAACGAAATGAAAGTTTATAGGTCATTGAACCGCCTTCACGATTAAAATAACAATTATTGCAATAGCGCAAATCGCCGCGGTGATAACATACGCCGGATCATCAAGCATCAAATCGGTTTGCGTTTTCAGCCAGTCTGGGAATTTCATGGCTTTGCTCCATATCCCAAAATTACACCTATAAGACACCCAATAGCAAGGCAAGTAATCGCCAAGAACACCCGATTATGCCACAGAGAGAAAACCGCATTCTTGCCAATCGCGCCCCAATCGGCCAGCGTCGGGCGATAAACAAACTTCTGCGCCGACGCAACATCGCTGCCAGATTCAGGCGCGTTATCGTCATCCCACCAATCAATATCTATCGGCTCAGCCTTTAAATCGCCATTTGTCCGTGTTTCGATACCACCGTATCGCACTATTTTCGCACTTTTTGACATAAATCCATACCTTTTTTCAAGTTATATGCATCCCCTTCTCAACTTCGGTAGGTATCTCGATTGAGTAAAATACCTTGATTATTCCTGATTTGAAGTCCCGCTTAACTTTTTTTCACGGGCTACAAGCTGACTAAATCGAGCATTTGACACGTTGCAGTGCTTTGCAAGTTTTGTAGCCATGCCGTGCGGCGTTCCATGCTTTACAAACCATTTCGCCGCTTCACGCGGGACATTGGGCACTCCGTGGAGCGAATAACCGTTTCCGTTTTCACCGACTAAAACCTTTGCCTGCTCAACAACATTTTCGACGCGAGACTTTTCAGCCTTCAGCTTGTTTAGCCGCCTGAATTTTATCTCGTTGGCATACCTATCGTCGGCAAGCTTGCGGATTTTAAGCTTTCGCGTTTCAAAAAACGCCTTAGTGATGTACTCGTAAGCAAAAGGATAGACAAGGAAAACAAAAACACCAATCGCGATACCAGCTTCGATTGATTCAAACTTTAGCCTTGCTCCATAGCCGGAAAAGTATCCGCTCACGCCCTGAGCGAGCAAGGCAAGCGCAAGGCGAAGTTTCTTGTTTTCGCCCTTGTCTACCCAATAACCGAAAAACACAACTACGATGGCAGCGAAAGGGAAAATAATGCCAATGGAATTAGCAGTTGACTTGCCGAGAAAAGACGATTCATTTGCCCGCGCCCTGGCGCTTGCATATCGTACTCGAATCGGCAGTTGGTAAGACGCTACAAGATCATTGTACGGCTGCCAGGCAAGTTGAATGTCTTTTTCTGCCTGAGACAGTGACCTATCGTATGGCTTGAAATCTCCGTTATCGCGCGTTCTCTCAAGGGCGCGCTGATTGAGTAATGTAAATTGCTCCTTTGCCTTCTGATGCGGCAGGGCGCGATTGTAGGCAATCTCGTATGCCTTGCGGACATCCTGGCGAATGAGCACGGAATCAAGCGCGGCCTTCTCTTGATCGTAAAGACGAGACTCCGCTCCCTGGAAACTGGCGTATTGGTTGAATACCATCTCGCTCCACAAAAACGGAATAAAGCAAGCGAGAAGGAAGCAGCGCAAAAGGAAGATTTCGAATTTAGTAAAGTTCATCGTTTTAAATTTTTAAACTTTTCATCAAGCATGTTTTTAATCGACTCTACAATCGAAAATTTAAGCGCAGTGTAAATAAGAATTGTAGGCCAGCAAAGTTTGGAATATCCAAGATACCAAAGCAATAAAACCCCACCCATCAAAAGGATGCCTTCGATTGCCAGTAACCAGAAATTTTGTTTTATGGATTTGATCATCGTTTACTCGTTTCAACAAGCCGCACAAAGACAACATCATGTTCTTGCGGTTCCATGTTATCGCTTTTCCAGTTTATGGAATCATCACCATCGGTAAGCATTTCACGCGCCAAGTCTTTCGCATCGTCTTCGCTATCGGCATCTATTTCAACCTCGCCGTATTCGACCCAATACTTTTTAACGAGTACTTTATATTTCATTACTCTCCCCAATTCAACAATTTCATCGCCGCTTGGATTGCTTCTAAGGCAGTTGCAAATCTGTTCTTTTTTTCATTACTCCCAGAGCCATACATTCCGTAATTTGGAGACTCTAAAACTTTAGAAATATCCGCTTTCGCATAATCCCAATTTAATACCCAAATCGGATAGCCAGACTCTCCCATAGCTTTAATTACGTAAACCCCGGTATCTTCCATGAATAAAAAAGCTTTAGCTAATTCTACTTGATCAAACGGTTCAAGCTTGCTCATAACTTTCCCCTTCGCCGTTACCGGCAAACCGTCGTTTTTAATTCCGTATTTTGAACCCGCTGAGCCAGGCATAGTTATTTTCTCCGCAATGCGCCCTTAAAAAATACCACGAACCAAAACGCAAGCCCGACAATCGCCAAAACTATCATCGGCGATTTTACCGTGAACATGGCGATTGCCGCCATTGCAATGAAACCAGCAGCGCCGTAAGCAATAGTAACGAGCGCTTCTTTTATTGCTGAGATGATCATGGCTTTATTGGCATACTCATACATCATTTAGTCCTGCTTATCTCAACCAGGGCGTCTACCTGGCGGTAAACCGTCGTTTCCAGCTTGAACGACGCAGCAAATCTCAAATCATTCAATGCCTGCCGCGTAACGTCAAAACCGTTTTCTTCTGCACGCTTTTTTAGCGCCTTCCAATCTTCTATTGGCATGACAAAATGAAAATGATGTTTCTTTACCATGTTGCTAATATAAACATTGATTGCACATTGTCAAGCGCTTTTTTTCGACGGCCTCAAATACTTTTGATCTTCCAGGTGTGACGAGTTTTCCTTGTACCGAATCCAACGTTCCCGCGCCGCTTGCCGCCAAGCGCCGTACTTGTATTCCTTGACTTTGCGTTTTTTCGGCTCTGGGAAATCTTCCGGCACCAAAAACATTCTCGGCGCTACCCATTCGGGATTTGTCTTTTGCTCAAGATTCAAACTGATAAAAATGCTGAGCAATTGCACATCGATTAATCGCGGCATGTTTTTAGCAATCGCCCACTGAGAGTATATTCTCGGATTTACCAACTCGCCGCGATGTTCGAAGCAAAACTGTTTTACAACTTGAATATGATTCTTTTCCAAGACATGGCTATAGTTGCAGCCCTTTGCAGTCTCAATCAAGCCAGGCATAGGAAATCCTTTCAGCTTTCGCGTTTATTCCACCACGTTGCAAAACCCTTGTTTGCCTTGTTTGTGGCGTATCCGATAACCCAAATTGTTGCCAACACGCCAAAGACCAAACCAAAAATACCGCCGAGAAACAATAACGCTAAATCGCTCATGTTGTTTTTCTCCTTGTGGCGTTCAACTGCCTTTTAATTCTCCAAGCCTGCGCTTGCTCTACTCTATCCATCTGTGCAACCGACTTGTTTCGCAACGAAGCAATAAATTGATACGTCGCTGCAATTCGTTGATTAACTACTCCGCTTGCAACTATCGCGTTCGACAATCGCTCAAGCGTGTGCTCACCGAATCCGAAATAATCCCAGGCTTTGTTGTAGTCCTTCATAATCACCTTTCAAAATTTAGCGCCAGAGGCCATGTGCATTTCGCTGAAATAAAAATGGCGTGACGCGAGAATAAACCTATATAGAATAGTTTTCAAACAAAGACGGATGCTCTTTTTTTATTCGAGAGTTGGAAAATCCAAATTCTTTGATTTCGTTTTTTTCGATATTCTTTTCTTCTATCCATTTCGATGCTTCCCGATAAAAATCTTTTTTAATTTCAAATCCATACCCACTTCTATCACAATTCATTGCAGCGATTATAGTTGATCCGCTTCCAGCTACAGGATCAATCACAACATCACCTTCATCTGTAAATATTCGAATCAGCTTTTCCAAAAGAATAATAGATTTTTGAGTCGGGTGTATTTTTGGTGTTTTAGTATCTCGTTCAACATCAATGCAGTTGAATATCATTTTACCGTCGTTATTAAATTTCGGTAGTTTGTCACGATATAAAACTAATCCGTACTCACAATTGCCAACTATGCGCATGTTCGCCTTCAATACTTGAGCA